AAATGCAAAGAACGACACAAACCGAAAGTAATAGCGGGTTCAAAATAATCTCAGAGCCTTTCAGAAGATTTATAGCTGCGGTGTACCTTATGGGGTAGGGGAGAACCCGGCTTTCGGAGGGGGGGGGTCTCTTTACCCCATCGGACCATCGCTCAGCCGAGGTCAATCGTAATTGCTACGTCCTGCTGAATGATCTTTTTGTCCGGTGCTTTGAAGCCCGCGCGATCGAGAATGTCCTTGCTGGCTTCGAGCCTGACATACTCGGACTGCGCACTCTCAGACAGATGAGCCACTGCATGGACAGCGCCGACCGCGCTCATACCCACCTTCTCAGCCACCTGTTGGAAGATGTACGCCTGGACATGAGGTAGTCGCAAGGTCTTTGACGCGACTGCTCTACCGCTCTGTCCTTGGGCATATCCTGCGAGAGGGCCTGCTTTTGTTATGGTCACGCGTTCCATCACGCCTTCCTCGTTTGGGACGCCATGGACAAAGATATCGGCGAGGTTCTTCTGTCTACGTGTGAGATGGATGTCGGGGAGGCCTGGAACGGGATGTTTGATGGAGCTTTTGGACCGTTTTCGCGTGGTCATCTGTTGCTCCTTGCTGAGGGACCGAGGGGGGTAAGCCATAGAAGCCGATCTCGTCGGATCATGTCAACCCCAGGGTAAAAGGGACGTAGTTGCAGCGCGTTGCGATTTCACACCGAAAGATGCTGGAATAGTGATTTACACGCCGGCAAAGAGAGGATCATGGACAAAGGAAGAAAGGATAGAACCAAGATGTCGGGCTCTGCCCCGACGCCCCGCAAGGGAAATCTTTCCCTTGACCCCGAGAACCGACGGGCCGGTTCATGGCCCTAGATTATCGAACGCTGTTCGATGTCGCTATGCGCTCCAATCGCTTTCGCGATGGCGACAACGCCCGATAGGAGAGCGGCTTCGCCGCGCTTTTTCAATTTCGGGAGCTAATTGGTCGCATGATCGATTCCACTCTGCGCCTGTGCGTCGTACCGGCTTCGATTAGCGCACTCTCGCAGCCGCACGAATCGAGGGTTTCGTGCTTGATGCTCGTACTCGCGCTCCCCGAAACCGAACTCCGCATCGAGGCGCGTCGCTGCCTTGGGAGTGTACAGTGTGTGTGTGTGACTTGGACGGGGCCGACCCAAAACAAATGTCATTTTTAAGGCAGAAGAGAATCGCTCCGTTGTCGCGCTTCGCTTTTTTATTGAATGACAGAATGTTTTGGGGGGAAGCCCCTCACGCCCGTAAGGAAGAACCCGTTATTCAAGGAGAGCGGCTTCGCCGCACTTATTGGTAGGGTTGCTTTTTTCAGTTCGGGCTTACGCCAGTTCAAGGGGTCGGCGCGCTTCGCTTAGTAAGAAAACCTAAACATCCGTTTCGGGTTCTTCTTGCCGGTTGAACATCGAGTACATCTGCAAAGCAAGGCCGAAACGGAAGGTTTTCTAGCTTCGCTGCAGCGGCCTAAACGTAGTTTCCCCCTTGAGCGGGCTTGAGGCGATTTCCTAGTCGTTCCCTTACCAAGACACACCCACCCACTTCCCTGAAACTTCCTTGAAAGGATTGAGCGATGACCATTTGTTCATTCTGTGGCGACGTTATGAATGCGGCTGATGTCCGCGACCTGGGCAGCGTCTGTCTGCTTTGCGACAACGACATCCGTGATACGATTGGGATGGAGACGGTCGATTCATACATCATCCCCTTGTTGTTGCCGAACATCGATGACGACATCCCGTTTTGAATCTTGCCACGGCGATCTGATCTTGGCCGCACTGGCCGACTGAAATAAAGGGGCGCCGGCATGGGGCTGGCGCCCACCAACCGAAGGAGACTGAAAATGTCTGGACTGCTTTACTTCGCGATTCTTGTGACCGTTACCCTGCCCCTCGCCGTCGTGTTCTGGGCGATTATCATCGTGTTGTCGCTCTTGATCGCGACGGTTTCAAAGCACGCCGGCCGCAAAATGTGGAACTGGTATAGAAACGAGGCGTTCCCTTTGATGAAATGGTCGCTGGCTAACCATCCCGCTTTCCGCTCGGAAGCATGGAGAATGCCGACCTTCGGCGGGCGTCGTACATGGTAGCACTAGGGGTCTGCCTCGCGATAGCGTTCATGCTCTGGATCGTCTCGCTCCCGACCTTGATCGGGGCGATCCCGAGGTTTCTCAACCGACTGAAAGGAAAGTTTTGATGCCACGAGTATTTAACTTGAGAAGCCAATTTCACCATATCCCTGATGACGCGATTTATATCGGGCGTGGCTCGAAATGGGGAAACCCTTACGTCATTGGCGAGCATGGCTCGCGCAAGGATGTATTGCGCAAATTTGCGAAGCACGTTCTGCCACGGCTCGACCTGGCACCGCTAGTCGGCAAGAGCTTGGTCTGCTGGTGTTCGCCGCAGATGTGCCACGGCGACCTGATCTTGCGGGCGCTCGCCGGCAAGAAATAGCGTTTGAACCGGGATGGCCCCGCCGGGTGGCGGGGCTGCATCCCTAACATTGGAAGGAACTGTGATGAACAATGTAACCCCGAAGCACGACATGAACAAATGGAATGCGATTGCTCTGCTGTTCACGGCAGCGATGGGAATCATCGCTGTGCTGTTCGTGGCAGCGGTGGGAGCGTCGCGAGTAATCGCGTTGTTCTGACGCGAGGATCAACTAAAGATCATCGGATCAAAAGACATAGCGCATTCGCGCTCCGATGTTTTTCTTCAACCTAAACCCAAGAGGTGATTACCATGCCAAAGAAAGCCAACAAGATCAACACTAAGAATCCGGCCGATACGATGGCCAATCCCGTTTTGGTGAAAGCCGGCGACGACAAGAACCCGTCTGCGGTGGCGAAGCAGGCCGACGAAGCACTCACCGCGTTCCTGAATAATGAGAGCGAGACGGATCGCATTAACCGGCTGGTCGCCGAGGGTGTGGCCGTGCAGATGGCCGCCACCGCGCAGGACGCTGCGTCCGATCCGTTCTACGCGATCGAGCACCCGGCGAACGAAGTGTTCATCGCCGGCTTGAGCAATCTCGTTCACAATTTGGCCTTGGAGTTCGATATCGACATCGAGCAGGTCGACCCGGGCGCGATCCCGGTCAAGTACGCGCAGAAATCGCTGCTCCGCGATCTCTGCTATCTCTCGAAGCGCGCCGTCGATTACAACAAGACGATGGCGGTTACGAAATCCAAGCAGCTCACGCAAATGGCCAATCGCCATGACGGCTCCGATCTGTTCGATGAAAAGCTGCAAAACGTGCAAGTGTTCGCACGCGGCGTGGAAATGCAGCTCGAACTTTGGGAGTGCTTCCATGAAGCCTGCCTCGAACAGCATCTGGTGCTGGTCGGATTCGATTGGGCGAAGGGCGAAACCGCCGGCAATCCGAATGCGCCCGTAACTGCTGCGGCGATGGAAGCGCGTAAGTTTGCTTCGCGTCATCTCGACGAATCGAGCGAGGGCGAAATTGCCGAGAACGAGAAAATTGCGGACAAGGATGAGATCGAGCGCTTACGACGCCAGATCGACGTCCTGTCTCGCGACTGATTCCTTCCAACCTCCCGTCGTCGGCATCACGCCGGCGGCGGGCTTTTTCTTTGGCGCGCATTCGAGCTTTAATTTTTTAGGTGACGTATGAGTAGCTTCAGTTGGAACAATCGCATCGTTTTTTATGACGGTGTTTTTCAAGTGCGCGAAGTCCACTACGAGAATGGCAAGGCCATAGGCCACAGGACGCGGCCCGGGCAGTCTTTTTTGTTGGGTGATAGCGTTGACGACCTGCGCAAAACTTACGAAAGGATGCAGGAGGCTTTTAAATTTCCCGTCTTGCGCGAGGAGGACTTCTCTCTACCCTATAATTTCTCTCGTGATTAAAAATGAATTGCGTTGCAATACATATAATGGCGATCCACAAGATGATCGCTGGCTCGCACCGGGGGGCGCTCGCGAGCCAGACTAAATCGCCCTCATACGCCCTGACAACCAAGGAACCTCGATCATGAAACTTTCAGAATTAGAGCCGGGTCAAAAAACATTCACACAATTGGCCAGCAACACGCTCGCCGTCTTGAGCCGCCGCGAAGATAGTTGGTGCGTCTATGTTGGTGGCGTGCCGGGCATCAGCCATAAACATGAATGGCATCAGGTCGCTGCCAAAGGTGATAAACAAAATGAAACCGTCGCTAAGGCCATCGCGATAACTTTGTTTTACCCAGGATTCGAGATTGATTTGCCCTACGCAAGTTGAGGAAAGACCAAAAAATGCAATGTCCTAATTGCGGAGAGTTAAAGCATACCGGCGATTGCGTCATCAAACCGGATTGCTATAAATTTCAGCATCACGATATCGTGCCGGGCGATGCACATTCACGCTGCCGACACCCGGATATCTGTGACACCGATCCACTGGCCAAAATATTCGCTATATTTGGTAGTGTAGGACGCGATCTGATGATCGCGCTTTATCTGTGCATCGCGATTGCGATATTCCTTTGGATCGTCCCGTGGCGGCTCCATAGATATAAAAGCATCAAATAAATTGAATATCGCAGCAAATCCTGTCAGTTTAAAATGCGGCTGGTTCAAATGGCTCGAAAATTGTGATGGCTTTAAACCAACAAACTAGACGGATTAATTTCCGCCAAAAGGACAAAGCATAGTCCATTTAATAATATTGTCATATTGCGGGAGCTTTTCAGAATATGATGTCCATGTTCGAAGCAAAGAAAATCATAGGCAATCAAAACAGCTCGGCTGTTATTAATATGTGGTTCGCGCTCGAACTTCATTGGTGGAATAACACCGACGAAGAATGGGAACGCTTGCAAGCGTGCAACATCATTTTGAAGGTTCCCAGCAATAAAAGGATACGCAAAGTATGAAAATGACATTAATTCAAGGAATGGTGATTTATTATGCCGAAAATTAACGGCTCCCAAATAAACTACATCGACGCCCATCTCAAGATGGCAATAACAGCGGAAATCTCGGCCGATCAGTTGAAGGCCGATGAGCACTTCATGCTCGCACTCGAAGCAGATGAATTGCTCACTCAGGAGAGAAAAGCAGCGACGGCCAAACAGCGTAGCGCCCTGCTTTCCTCCAAAGAACACGACCACCTTGAAACCATCCACAAACAGAGGATCACATGAGCCATTTTCCAGTCATCGTATTCACCGAAACCGCCGCCGCGCTGGACGAAGCGATGCTACCCTTCCACGAATACGAATGCACCGACATCGATCGGTATATCGAGTTCGTACCGGCGACCGAAACCCAGAAGGAAATGTACGACACCTTCGAGAAAAATCAGGACGATTATGATTCGCCCGATACCTTCATAGAGAAATATTACGGCTACATGAAAAACGACGACGGCTTTTGGGGCCGCATGACCAACCCGAACGCGAAATGGGATTGGTGGGTAATCGGTGGCCGATGGAAAGGCATGTTGAGAACCAAAAGCGGCAACGGTACCGAAGGCGTGCCCGGAGTATTCAAAAATGAATCCGAGCCCGATACCTTCGACCAATGTCGTGTCGATGATCTCAACTTTGACGCCATGCTGACCGCACAACGCGCGAGCAATGAAAGACATTGGGACGCATGGGAGAAAAAATTCCTTGAGAATTGCGATAAAGAAAAGACGGTCCGCGATCCAATCGCAGCGCTTGTCACCTATCGCGACGGCTGTAACAAGCTCAAGCCTCACGATCCCGAACTTGCCTTGCTTCACGATCTATGCGGAGACTTTTATTTCATGTGGGCCGCAGAAATTCTCGAATACGCTGATCGCCAGAAATATATCGACAGCGCCGTTGCGTTAAGTGCCTACGCCGTATTGACCGATGGCAAATGGCATCAACGCGGCGAAATGGGCTGGTGGGGAATATCGTCCGACGAAGTAACGCCCGTAGAATGGGATTATCAATTCAACAAGCTGCTCAAGTCGGCACCAGGCCATCATATTATCACCGTCGTCGACTGCCACATCTGATGAGCGATCTTTTCGGTTATCCCTATTTGCCGGCACGCGGCAAAACCGACACCAGCGATGACGCCGCGGAGCAACTTCACAAGCCGATGACACTAAAGGAAAAGGTCTATTGGACGTTCGAATGTTACCCAGACGGACGTACCGCCGATGAAATTGCTATCGAACTCGGCAAAGACGGACTCGGCATTCTATCGGTTCGCCCTCGTGTAACAGAGCTGGTCAAGACCGACATGCTGGTAGACACCGGCAAACGCCGGAAGAACTCAAGCGGGAGGAACGCAATCGTATGGCGCGCACGACTTTAATCATCTCGCTCGATGGCGCTCCAATAGCCAAAGGCCGGCCTCGCGGTTCCATCGGCAAAGATGGAAAGCCTCATTTTCATACACCCAAAGCAACAAAATCATATGAGAACGCTTTGGGCATGACCGCACTCTCATGCATGAATAAACTCGGTGGCGGTAAGTGGACAGGACGTCTCCAAGTCTATGTCGAAGCGCATGTAGCTGTTCCAAAATCTTGGTCTGCTGAGAAGCGCGATTGGGCACTGAAAAACCGGATATCACCGGGCAAGCCCGATCTCGATAATTACGTCAAAATCGTCCTCGATGCTCTGAATGGCGTGGTTTACGACGACGATTCTCAAGTGCAACGGATTATGGCCTACAAAAAATATTCCAGGGCACCGCAGATGTACGTTGCTATCAAGGAGCTGGAAATATGACCAAAAAATGCGCTCACGAAATACCAGACGATTTTGGCATCACCGACGAAATGAGGACTTGGGCCAATGAAAAAGTTGGGGGACTTGACCTCGATAATGAGACGGACAAATTTTGCGCCTACTACCGAGCCAACGCCAAGAAATTCGTCCGATGGGATCAAGCATGGCGAAATTGGCTTCTCAAGGCAGTCGAGTTCCAAACTCCTCGATCTGGTGGGACCGGAGCTTCGGGCACAAGCAATGCTCAAGAACGACGCTCTAATCTCACTGAGGCCGTCCTTGCTCGCCGACGCCCCAAGTGAATCCGGCACCGGCTGGATTATGCCGTATAAGGCCGATTTTGACCCCGATGATCTCGATCATATGCTCATATGCGCCGAAATCGCCCTGGAACCGTCACCAGACGACGTTCTCGCCCAGGCGATAGATCAGGTCTGGGAAACCCTTTCCCTCAAGCCGCTGTCGCCGCTGGCCGCTCAAGGATACCTTGAAGCCCTCTCCTCGATCCCATCGGATCTCATCTGGGAGGCCGCAAACGGCGTGATGCGGACCTATGTATACCCGACACCGCCAAAACCAGCGCATTTTCATGAACAAATTATGGAGGAAATGATTGATCGCCGCGTGATCCGACATCGAATTGAGATCATGAAGAACCAAAAGGCTTACCTGAAACGCTTGAAGGAGCAAAACCAGTGAAATTCACGAATAATCTTCATCTACCCGAGGCCGTCTGCGAGGCGGTGAAAAACGATCCCTACGACGCCGGCGAATCCGATATCACGGTAACACAGTTGATTTCGCCACCGCAACAGGTCGCTTTGCGCCGGTATTTCAAGGAAGAGCTGGTCGAGGACATCTCCGACCGCATCTATGCCCTTATGGGCAAGGCCATGCATGTCGTCTTGGAGCGCGCCAATATCACCGGCATCACTGAAAAACGGCTCTATGCGGAGGTCGACGGTTGGCTCATCGGCGGCACCTTCGATTCGATCTGCCTAGCGCAAGACGAGGACGAAAAATGGGTGCTGCAAGATTACAAGCAGATGTCCATCTGGGAAGTGATCTTCGGCCTGCGCGAGGAAAAAACACAGCAGTTGAATATGCTAGATTGGCTGTTCACGATGAGCCATGACGAGGCCAAGACCTATCCGCCGATTGATCGGCTGGAAATCGTCGCCATCTTCCGCGACTGGTCGAAGCCGGAAGCCGGTCGGCGCGCCAAGAGCGGCGACGAAACATATCCCAAAAATCAGGTCGGGATAATCCCGGTCACACGATGGGGATTTCCTGATCAACAGAAATTCGTTCAGGAGCGCGTCACGCTGCATCAAGCTGCTCGGCTGTGCGTCGAGAACAAGCACATCCAAAAGCTGGCGCCGTGCAGCGACGATGAACGGTGGGCGTCGTCGACCAAGTTCGCGCTGATGAAAGAAGGCCGCAAATCGGCCATCAAGGTCGCCGAAAATCTCGAGGAGTTGAAAAAACACGCCCTCGATAAAGGCTGGCTGATCCCTGGCGATGACCCTGAAAGTATTGCACCGGCAAATATGATCCTGCCGCCTCCCTATTCGGTCGATGTCAGGCTCGGCGAGAATCGCCGCTGCAACGACTATTGCGATGTCGCTTACTACTGCAATCAACTGATCGACATTGAAGTGGCGGCGAAAAAAGCAGCGATGCCGGATAAAGTCATCGAAGAAACGCTTCCGGCCGATCCCAGCAAAAACGCGATGTCAATCCCGACTAAATCGACACAAAATAAGGAAAAGCAATGAGCATCCAAAAAATCCCTGTCTGGATCAATGGAACGGAACGCTTGCCGGAACAGAACATATTTCAGGAGATCACGATCCAAATCAGTTTGAACGAGAAGGATCAAAAAGCCATGCCCGAAAAGGGCGACGAAATGCAATGTCCTAATTGCGGGGAGATGGGGGCTATCAACATTCACAGCGATAAGGTCGATGCCTTGATCGACGGGCCGCTCGACGAAATCGAATCGGCTGTCAAAGCCGCCGGATATATTATCTCGGTCGACCGCTGATCATGAGAAAAAGGGACGTAGCCAAAGGCTTTGGTTGGTTCCTGTTCTTCCTGATCGGAGCCTTTCTGATGTCCCTGAATTGAAGGAGCAATAAATGGGAACACGTGCGCTTGTTATCGTGATGGACGATCAAATCGAGGTCATGACGATGTATCGCCAAATGGACGGATATCCATCCGGCCTTGGCCAAGCATTGAAACAAACCTTTGGCAATCACAAAATCGTCAATGGAATTGGTTACGATCAAACCATGGCAACCCATGCCAATGGAATGTCTTGTCTGGCAGCTCAAATCGTTGCCAGTCAAAAGCTCGATATCGGAGGCATTTATCTTCTAAAACCTGGCTCCCGTGAACATGGCGAAGAATATATCTACATCCTTCACGCGGCGCCGGTATCGAAGGGAGGTAAAGTCTATTTCGAAGAACGCCCGTTATTGGTCACTGTCTTTGACGGCAACAAATGCAATTACGAAATCTACTCGGGGCCGCTGGCGGATATGCCGACAGAGTACTCCGACGAAGAAGGAAATGAAAGATGAAACAAGGACGAACAATCAATGGCCTGGCGCAAGAATTGGAGCGCCGCGCCTCTCACCACAAGGATTTCAAAGCGCCAACGAATAAGCTCAGTATCTTCGCCGCCACCGACAATACGATGTCGATGGGCGGCTTGCCGTTGAACAATCCGACCATCAACCATCACGCCCTACGCCAGATCGGCACGCATCAAAACATTCCGGCCAAGTATGTCGATCACATGCTCGAACATTCGCCGCAATTACTGGCAACCAATATAAACCACTGGTTTCAACAGATGCCATCGACACGGCTTCTAAGAACCGATGAACATGGCGTTCGGGCTTTCCTGTCCGACAAATATCGCGTGATCGACAACGACGATATCGCAGAAATGGTCTTGCCGGTGCTGATGTCAATTCCCAACATGAATGTGATCTCGTGCGAGGTCACGGATCGCCGCCTCTATATCAAGGCGGTGACGCCGCGTATCAAAGGCGAAGTCGTGATCGGCCAGGAAGTTCAAGCCGGCGTGACCATCACCAATTCAGAAGTCGGCCTCGGCAGCGTTTCGGTCAAACCGATGGCTTATTTCCTGTGGTGCCTGAATGGCTGTACCACGGGGAAGGGTCTGTCCAGATATCATATCGGCAGAGGCAGTGAAACCGGCGACGACGTTCGCGAGGTCATGACCGACGAAGCACATGAAGCGGACGACAAAGCTTTACTGCTGAAATTGCGCGATGTTCTTTCGGCATCCATCAGCAAAGTGCATTTCAACAGGTCGCTGGATAAATTTCGCAATGCGAAAACGATCTCGATCGGTGATCCGATTGATGCCGTTGAACTGGTCGAAAAGAAAGGTTGGCTGAGCAAGGGCGAAGGCCAATCAGTGTTGAAGCACCTGATCGAAGGCGCCGATCTTTCCGCCTTCGGCATGTCGAATGCAATCACCCGGGCATCGCAAGATTTCGAATCCTATGACCGAGCATCGGAGCTCGAAACATTGGGTGGAACGATCATCGAATTACCCAAGTCGGCATGGCAGGAAACCACCATGGCCGCGTGATTGACTAACGGGGCACACCTTTTGAGGGCATTCGCGGTGGCCGCTTGCGGCATCTATAAATCGGTTTCGCGATCTAGGCCGGTGAAAAGATTGTCCTTCCCTAAGCTCCCTTGATTCAGCTCCCCCGGCTGTCGGTTTTGGTTTGCGGGCCGACAGTAATCTCGCTGAAAGGGCGTGACACCGCATAACTTCAAACCTTTCCGAAGGAGGAAAGAATGTCGAATTTCAAATATTACGATGTGAAAATCAAAGAAGTCGTCGTCAACAAGAACGAAATTTTTGCAACCAGCCCGTTCGGCGCACTGCAGGAAGTCTTCGAAGAAATGTCGAAGGTGCGTGATCTCGACTTCACAACCCGCAACGGGACGATGATCCTCTATGACGTAATCGTGAACGAGAAAAAGACCGCCGAGTTCGAGAAGAACAAACAAACCGCGGCAGCTCGCCGTCGAGAAGAAGCGGCCAAAGACGCCGAAAGCGATGCGCGCGAGGAAGCGCATGAAGCGACCCTCGATGGCATTGCCAATGATGGCGTCGGCGAGAAAGCCTGATGTTCAGTGAGGAACAAAAGGCCAGCCTGTCGGACAAGCTCGACAAGTCGAAGGTCCGACAGCGCAAACAGGGCGACGGGCAAGTCTCGTACATCGAAGGCTGGCACGCCATCGCCGAAGCCAATCGCATATTCGGATTTGGCAAATGGTCACGCGAGACGATCAGTATGGAATGCGTGAATCAAGATGGTGTCAAATGCACCTATCTCGCTCGCGTTCGCATTACCATTCACGGTGAAGGCGGCTACTCCCTCATTCGGGAAGGAACCGGCACGGGCCACGGCGTGATGAAGAACGCCGGCAACAACCACGAATCGGCATCAAAGGAAGCCGAAACCGATGCGATGAAGCGGGCGTTTATGACGTTCGGCAATCCGTTTGGCCTGGCGCTTTACGACAAAGACCAGCGCGATGTCGGAACATCGGCCGATATAGCGGAGGCCGAAGCAAAGCAAGCCGCGGAGCAACGCGGTATAGATCAAACATGGACCGACGAAAACATTCGAATCTGCAATGACACGGATTGGGACGACACCTCGTTCAAAGCATGGAAGGCCGAGATCAAAGAGACTTTCAGATTCGTAAGGAGCCGTGAGCCTGATATGGCCCAACATCTCACGGATGTCATACAGGAGCGAACCGCATCAATGATAGAAAGGCTGAAAGGACGTGACACCGCATAACTTCAAACCTTTCTGAAAGAGGGAAGAATGAGTGTGTTTAAATACTACGATGTAGAAGTTCACGACGTTGTCGTGAAAAGCTTTGGCGTGTTTGCCAAAACGCAGACGGAAGCCTTGCAGGATACTCTGCTTAAGATGAACGATGTTCATAGCATCGATATCGATATTGCTTCCGCCGACACGGTGAGATTCCGAGCTTTTGACTGGCAACGATTTGAATGGCAACCCATGCCAACCGCCAATGTCAATGAAATAGAGAAAGCCAATGCTAAATAAAGTCCAACTCATCGGGCGCCTCGGCAGAGATGTCGAATTGCGCCAACTTCAAAGCGGCGATTCCGTCGCTAACCTGTCGATGGCCACTTCCGAGAAATGGAAGAAGGATGGTCAGACGAAGGAAAAGACGGAATGGCACCGCATCGTCATGTTCGGCAAGCTGGCCGAGATCGCCAATCAATATCTCCACAAGGGATCGCTCGTCTATATCGAGGGCAAGCTGCAAACCCGCAAGTGGACGGCGCAAGACGGCACCGATAAATATTCGACGGAAGTAATCTGCTCAGGATATAACGGTGTCATGAAAATGCTCGATTCGAAGGGCTCCGAATCTTTGGACAGCCAACGAACGACCGACGATGATCCCGCTCCTTCCGATGGCGGCGCCGGCATCGACGAAGATGTCCCGTTCTGATGGTGCTGATCACAGTACCGGTAGAATACAGGTATCGGTTTGAGGATCAAGTGATTACAACTTTTGACGGGGATTATGAGATTACCGTCGGAGTCAAAACCATCTTGAATCGTTACCCTGTTGAACACCATACACCTAAAGGCGTTCGTCTGCGTGGGGCCGATAACCCTCCCGAAAGGAGAAACAATTATGGGAAATATTAGTGAAATTAGTTCTTGGGAGAATGAAGAGTTCTATTATGGGGATGGTAATTTCAAGACCATTTCTGACTTCATTGCAACCTATCAAGAACACGAACAAGAGGTTTTCAACGTTCTTGCAATTCACAAGAAGGGTGCAACACCTCTAGACATTGAGAAATCAATTCTGGAAAACGCAATTATGACAGTTGGGTTCAAGGACGAAGATGAGAACGGACTTGCACACGAACTGGTGAAGTTGTCCTCATGCACTCACTGGTTGGGGAAATACCAGAAGGAAGATGCAGACAAGATTAAGGAGTTTACATCTAGACAGAGTGGGAAATGGTATTTCCAACCAGACCAACGTTGTGTCGTGGTTCAACAATTCATTGATGAAGACCCAAGAATTGCGTGTGATGTGATGTCTATCGAGGAAGAGACGGCATGAAATATAGAAAGCAGGGACACCTACTGCAACTTGGAACCAACACCAAGCTCAACAAGAGTATCGCAAAGTATGGGGAATAGGATGGCTATAGATCAAAAGACGTTGTCCCTCGCGATTGACATGTTGAAGACCTTCGCGGCTGATCAAATCGCTCTAGAGCCAGAGTGCTGGCGCTGCCGCCATATTCTCGAATTGCGTGATAAATTCTCATGGCAGGATTTTGTCAATGTCATCGATAAACTAGAGAGTGAATTGCCAACAACTGATAAAGGTTAGTCAAATGAGAAAACCAAGTTTAGGAGAGTATGATGGCCTTGAACTTAAATAATTTATATTACAATATGTTTGAAGGGGAATTTTAATGAGCTTTGCCATCAATTTCGGCTTTCTTGTTTTCCTGGGAATAGGCATCGGCGTCTGCATCTTCGGCGCAGTGATCTATGTCAAACATCGCGTGTTCCGCAAATGGGAATACGAGAGCAAACGCAGGTCAGGCGTCGACGAACGAAGTGGGATGGATAGAAGGCGTTCCAATGAATAATGATTATCCATCAGCTCAAGAACTAGCCGCCGATCTGCCAACCCTGATCAGTGAAATCTACAAGCTGAAAGCACCGGATTACCAGATCAACGCCGCCATCCATTACGCATTCGGCTGGGTGCCAAAACGAACATCAAGCACGCAAATGGCATATTGGCTTGACCCCAACGAAAATATTTTCATGGTCTTGCCAAACCCCTTGATCAATCTCAAAGACGCTATACGGCTGGTGCCAGAGGAGATCACCAAAAAGATCACATTCGTTGCTCAGTCGTCTAAGAAATACACCGCCGGCATGGAAGGCCGGAAAGGCAGAGGACCACTCTGCTCGACCATCATGCCGACATTCAGTGCGGCATCCGCAATGTGCGTTGTTCTCCTATATCATCTTGATCTAAAAAACAAAGGATTGATAAGTTGATCATCTCAAATCATCACCGACAAATGATCTTGGCTTTCCGTCGCGATCTTCCAGAGATCATTGTTGGCAACGATCCCCATCGAGCGTCGGCCAATCTTTCGGGCTGGAAAACTACCGATCAAACCCTTGGCAAAATTTTCCATGCGACTTGCAATTATTTTGAAATCTTTCCGAATGCAATGCGATCCAAGAGAAAGACGAAAGCGCACACGGAACCGCGACATATATTTTGCTATTTGGCGAGGACAAGAACTACCAGATCACTGGCACAGATAGGGCATATGATCGACCGCGACCCAACGTCGGTTCATCATGCTTGCCTCGCGATACAAAAACGCGTCGATGAGGTCGATACATCAACGATCTTTTCGCTCAACAATATCGGCAACAAAATCGACAACTTGATTTGATCACCTTCACTGTCCCGCACTTCGACAACGTCACACGCCGTTGCGTTTCAACCGCAATCGAAATATATGAGTGAACATATTTGGTGAACCGGTAGCTCATTTTCTTGCTGCCGCAGCCAACTGATCACCTTTCTCCTGACTTCCTCGCGAGGAACCAAGCCAGAAATTAAGCACCTGGGCAAAGCCGGTCGCCAACGTGCCGAGCATGATCAGCGCGATATCGCTAGACGCTTCTGGGATCGGCTTGGTGACAACCGCCCAGAGCATCATACCAAAGCCGGCGGTGACAAGGATCGAGACGATGATCTGCGCCCATGCGTGAAGATCGCTTTTCATCGACATGCGCCGCGCGCTTGCTCGATCAAGATATTCGTATTTCAAGGCTTCACGGCGTTCCTCGGCGAGTTCCATTTGAAGTTTCAGCACCATATCAGGATTTTCGCGCAACGCCTTCATAACTGAAGCCGGTTCTTTCTCGCCCGTGATGCCTTCCGCCAGGCCGACTACGCGCTCGGCAATTGCCTCGCCTTCTTTGCCGGCGATGGAGCCAATGATGTCAGGCACAAATTCCTTGGCGAGTGAAATCCCAAGACCGAGAAGCAGGGGCAAAACCATCAGAAGTTCCTTTCCATCGCCTCAATATAGCGCTCGGTTGTACCGGCGCCCAAGAGCGTGTTGTAAAATTTTTTGTAATAGGCGCCTTGGCCGGCATAGTCACCGGCCTCGGGTAAAACGCCAGGCTGTCGGAGATAATGCAATCGGCACATTGCCGCACCGAGATAGAGATTGCCCGACAATTGAATTTCCGGGATTGGCCAGACCGCATACATCATATCGACACGACCTTTAATATCGGGCCGGAACCGGAGATAGTTTTGCTCGATATCTTTCATAGTGGCCCGCTCCATTTGCCAGAGGCCAAGAGCCGGACCACCACCGTCTTGATCCAGGCTAAGAGAGCCATTGCTATAATTCTCGGTGAGTGCCGTTCCGAGAACTATTTCTTCCGCCGCTTCCGACCACGCCTCGATGTGCATAAGAGCCGGACGAATAATGATTTCGCGGAGATCGCCAACTTGAATGCCAAAGGACATATCATGATACGCGATTGACGCCTTCGGTGATCAACAGCAATTCGGCGGAGTTCCCCTGAATGCAGTTCACGGCCACAGTCGAGAGATTTCCGTTTTGCTTTGACATCTCAAAGCTTCCGCCGGCAACAATTTTGATGCCCTCATTCGCAACAGCCGCGGCGCCGACCTTGATATATGCGGGATCGGTAACGTCGTCGTTCTGGATTAGAAGATATCGACGATTGACATTGGCGGCAACAGCAACGGCACTCGCCGCGCCCGTGGCTGTCGTGGAGTGCGTATAGGTCTGATAGTGATCTTGCCGCGGTTCGATTTCGTTTTGGCTATTGGTTGACATTTTTCGCTCCTACAGAGATTTGGTTTCGACAATATTTATATGTTTCCCTTTCACACCTTTACCGTAATGGAGTAGTCGTCCACTTTATTGGGGTCCTCGATCTGGGTCCCGAACCCGCGCATCGCTCAGCCCTCAGAACCGTACACACAAATTCTCGCAGCAGTCAGTTCGCGCTAGCATCCTCCACCTCCGGCGCGTCCCCAATAACCCAGCCAAAATTAGATTGCCTAAGAAAACTGCGAATTTCTGTAATTGGTCTGCTCCAAGCGACAAAACTGACTATCGAACCAAACCCCACAGCACTCACCATGCTTGGCACTCCTATTAATTCATAATTTTCTCGTAAGTCACTGTAAACATATAAAGAACCGCCGCTGTTCCCAAAAATTATGGGCGCGGATGCTTGATACAGGGAATAACCCTCTTTATCTTTTGCGGTGGTGTTGCTGAGCAATCCTTCAGTCGGATACGGGGGGTTTCCTAGCCCAGACCCTACAGCCCATGATTTCTGAAAAACGTAAGGTCCCTCGGCATCCTCGGGCCATAAAATAGCTACATTATCATAGATTTTTTCCTTATCATCTACTCGAAGAAGCGCCAAATCTCTGTGTCTGTCCCATGCAACAATATGCGCGGTCCTCCCGCTTGTCCCAATGGCAGAGGAAAACTGATTGTAAGACCAAAATCGAATCTTTACGGGACGCCTGTGCTCCCGCTTGACCTCCTCCCCTTGTTTGGGGTCAAATTCTGTGAGAATTTGTAATGCACTTTTTACAACGTGATGATTTGTTAATACCATTGTCCATGCTTCGTCATCGCGCCGTTCAGAGTAGATTATTGTGCCTGACCCTTGACCTCTACCAACATCAACCATGACGCTGGGATAAAGCATCTGGGCAATCCGCTGGACAGGCGCGTCGGTTTTCTCCTCCGCTCGTGCGGTAGGCGCGATAAGAAACGCCGCTGCTATGAAAATTACAAGAATAAATTTTTTAAACATTTCGGTTCACATAGCTCCTGAAATAGCTCCTGAAAGTGAGGTTGTCCAAATATATGCGATTAACCCCAGCAAAATTAATGCCATAAACCCAACGACAGACATAACCATTCGGAACCGCGTCTCACGCCCCCGCGTGATCGCCTTCCATAGATTATCTTGCCCGAACTCGATGCGTTTAAGCGCCGCCCGAAACTCGCCATCATGAGTTTCGCATGTCTTGATGTGAGCCGCGATTTGGGCGCGTGCAACAGGGTCTTCGATAACAGTCATGGCTTAACCTTCCGGTTCACGACACGGCAATAGCAGCATCCCGCGCATCGCGATCTTTATAGCTGGGCCGCCCAAGGATCGTCGTTATCAGCGCGTCCCTATCGGCGGGTACTGCTGTGATGTCGGGGTCTTGGTAAATGTCTACCATGCCCTCCTTGATAATTCGTTCCTTGCAGGCATCAATTTTATTCGAGATCACGTGATCAAGACGCCGCTGGATGTCGGCTACAACCTCCGCGCTAGGAATATCGTGAGCGAGACAAGCCATTTGCTCATCCGTAACGATAACAGTAAAATTCGGCATGTTTTATCTCCTTTAATGTTGTAGGCTGCCCGAGAACCACGAGAGCGTGTCGCCACCCTCAATGTCAATGGTGTCGGCACCGATGCCACCGACCGCTACAGTAACATAACAGGTGTCGCTCGCATCCAGGTCGGCGAGTATTGAAAAAGTCATTCCTCCGGGGCCACCACTGTTGCCCACATCCCACATCCTGTGGGTGTGGGTTCGATTGGAAGTAACGAATTGAATGTCGCCGTATGTTGGCGCTGATCCGGCACCAGACATGTAGCAGTGCGTTGTGAAAAAATATTTTCCAGTAATCGGAGCAGTGAATACACCAGTACTATTGTTGAAATTGCCACCGATGTCCCAAGTCTCGGTGTTCCAGACCACAGTGTAGACAGTCCCGTTACCCGTCACATTAGCCGCCTGTGCCGCGAGGGTGACACGAAATGAAGGCTGCGACGGCATCGTGACTTCCTCATCCGAAGAAATCGTGATGGCATTGCTGGTCGCATTGTCATCGATGCCGAGCGAGGTGAAGGCGCCGGTTGCTGTGATGTTGGTAAATTGGACATTATCCCCCGTGCCAACGCCCATCGTTGTCCGCGCCGTCGCGCCGCTCTCAAGGCCCATTGAGCCGGCGCCGGTACCGACGATAAAATCGCCATCCGCCACGGCAGAGGCATCGAACTCAATGCCACCGGATTCGTGTTTGAGGGTACCGGTCGAACTGGTGAATGCCGCCAAAGCCACCGGATCAGCCGCGCCGTCGCCGACCGGGATTTCACCGTCCCCCAAAACTGACATGCTGGCGATGGCGCCGGCGCCATTTCCGAGAAGAATCGCGCCGTCAACCATCGACGAGGTACCCGTGCCACCGTCAGCCACAGAAACGGTCTGGCCGCCCACTCTGTAGATAACGGCCCCTTCGATAGTAACCACACCAGACGAATGGCGAGCGATGGTCGTGTCGCTTGCGTGACCCAACTGAATCTGGGTGATCTGAGGGTTCTGGATCGTAATCGAACCAATGGTTCCGCCTTCAACCTTGTCACCGGAGATCGCGTCATTGGCAAAAACGGCGGCAACCGATGCAGCCACTTCCGTTGCTGTCTGCGCTTCATAGGCATCCGTGGCGGCATTGACGCGGACCATATCCAAGGCGGCGAGTGTTCCCGGCGCCGGCAATGCGCCAAAGCCGGATACCGCCACCATCTCGGGATCGCCGTTCGTGGAATCGAAGCCAAAGATAGCGCCGAGCCGCGCCGCTTTAAGCGGCATACTCCAATCGTTCACGGTATCAAACGGATCGGCTTTGAACATGAGGGCTTGGATATCGCGCTCAAGCTGCTGCATCATGGCGGTGATCTTATCGAGATCGTTATTGAGAGTGTCAATCTTGAACGTGCCCGAAATCGGAAAATCGCTGGTTCTGGCAATCGCCATATCCCGTATAATCGTGACGGTGGCATTGCTGACCGCGCTTACGAAATCGACGGTGCCGCCGCCAGATACGCCCGCGCCTGTGCATGTGTAATGCGTCGTCAGAGTTTGCAGTACGCCATCTTTATAGACTTTCAGATCGGCATCAGCGAACCATTCAAAACCGACAGTGAAAACGGTTTGCGGGGTGCCGCCGACGACATCGACGACGCGGGGAGTGTTGTCGGAAATGGTGATTGGCATGTCGTTCTCCTATCGGAACTGCTGTTGCGCTTTGTCAAAAAGGGCGGTCAGCGCAAAATGCGACTGGAACGGAATAATACGGATCGCGGCGCCGGCAGTTCCCTCATCGAATGTTCCCTGTGATCCATCCGCGAGCAATCGCCGAATGTCCAAAAGCTTTGAAGCGCTCGGCCCGAGAAGCGATCCCGCTACATGTCTGGCCGGCTGTTCGCCGCGCCTGCCGCCCAAGGCGCCGTTCACGCTCAGACCGCCGCCCGTCAGCGCCTCAATGGCACGATCAATATCATTGAAGTAGCCGAGAACACCAGACCGATCAATCCCGCCCAGGATCGTCTGTGCCGTGCTTTCCGGACCGGAATCATATCCAGAGAGATTGTTTTTCAGTTCGTTCACGACAATGCCCATGGCAACCATCATCGCGAAGCCATGAATATTATAAGCTTGCTTCTCTTGAAGGGCCGACAGCAAGACGCGCTGCGCGGAGGCAACGGCAAAGCCTTTGAACTGACCAATAACCGAGCCCATCTCGGTTGACATCCAGAGAGGCCGGTCAGCGGCGCCGGGCGTAACGATGGTTTTATCGACGTCCTGTTTGATCGCGGCGCGGAATGCGGTGATGGCATCGAGGTCGGTCCAGGCATCGGTGTTGGCGAGGAATGCCGCGCCTTGTTTTCGCGCCCGTGCTATAGCTTTTTTGACAGCCGCCTGTCGTTCTTTACCGCTCAAACCTTCGAGCAAATCGCTCATCATCTTTCCGTCAAGAAAAGCGATATCACCGTGAAGATAAAATTCCTTCATTATTCGTTTTGCCATCGGCTTATCTATACCGCTGCGAGCAAGTTTAACAAAATCAAAGGGAATTTTTTTACCCTTCACAAGTGCAAAGTCAATAAAGAGATCAGCCGCTTCGAATATTCGGGAGGCGACAATAGCACCGGCCCATTCCTTAACAAATGTGTTCCAGGGATTGAGGAGATTGAACATTGAGAACGCTTCGGCGGTGGCATGAAGGGTTCTTTCAAGGCCGCTCTGCCGGCCAAAAACATCGCCCATATCGGCCATCTGCATTGCGCGAGTGTTCATAATCATATCGAGCGCAACACCCGACATATTATTTTCCTTGGCAACAAGACGCCGGAACTCCGGGCTAGCTTTGAGGAGGGCATAGGACGTTCCGAATGTCCGTTCCAAACCTTCGGTCATTATCGGGCGCGCGGCATCGGGCAACGCTGAAAGCACCACCCCGCCCAGGAACGTCAGATAATTCCATTGCTTCATCACCCGGTAGAACCGGGATTGCAAACGATACGGGTCCTCGGGAAGGCCATATGTTCCACGAAGCCTGTCGCGCATCGCGAGCCAATCGTCGATTTCCTTCTTTGCTTTCTTCGCCAGGGCCGGGCGATCTTTGGCCGGCGCCTCCGCTATCTTTTCCGCCCAGCCTGCACGGATCAATTCAGTCTGCTCAAATAGATCGACTGTGCCGAACTTCTTGACCAACTCAAGATCGGTGGCAAAAGATCGAACGTGGCTCCGCATGATCGCATCAATATCGGTTTCGATAAGTTCCCATACCGCACTATTGGGAAGATCGACCACGCGAGCGCGAGCCGAGCGAGCGATGCCGGGATCGTGATCTATCGGCTTGATGTAATTGTGATCGCGGCGGATGAGCTCAAGAAAACGTGCGAGTTCATTTTCGAGTTCCTTCGCCGGAACGCCTTTGCTTGTCAGCCAATCACCAATGACCCTGCGGTAGACATCCATGTTGGCTTCGATCTTATCAATACGCCAGATGCGCGGAAAATAGCCTTCGTCATCAAAGACAGTCGGGCCTTCTTCACGGATGGCTTTGATTTCATCTTGAAGCGATTGGATCGATGTCTTTGTAGAACGGATATTCTTTTTCATCTGAGAAGCGCGAGCGCGCATTTTCTTGATGCGTTTAGCCAGCTTGTCGACACCAGCCCAACCTTGGGCATTATCGTCAGAGCGGGGACCGTGCGTGGCTGTGGCCTTGATCTCTTTTTGCCGCAATGTTTTTTGCAGGACGATGATTTCATCGACCGTTTTTTTGTACGCGGCCTCATCAATGACAAGTGCCTTGGACTTGGCGGCTGATTTGGATCGTTGCGCCGCCGTAAAGATGTCGTGTTCAATTCCCTGATCGCGCAGTTCGTTGAGCACCAGGCGCATCTCAACCGCCCCCTTCTGGACAAACGGATTTTCGTGCTGCTCCTTGTCGCCAAGCGCCCGTGAAATTTCTTGGCGAAATTCGCTGGGTGACAATTTGCCGTCACGTCCTCCGACCAAATCTTTGGCCGCGAGTTTAGCGAGGCCGAGAATTTGAGAACTGGTGCTGGCGCCCAATTTCAGATCGCGATACTCGGCATATAGTTCATTGATCTTTCGCAGCCCATCAAAAAGCTTGAAGTTCCAGGGCGCGATTAATGTCTCGACGGCATGAGGCGTTGCCTCAAGCGCGAAGTTTTTCTTTTGGAGGGTGCCGGGGGATTCCACCAGCATTGATGTGAACTCCCTCGTTATGATGAGGGGAGAATACATCAGGCGCTTGTAAGGAATATCGGGCAGCTTTTCGAGGCCAAACGCCGAGGCAAGCCCTTCGCCGTCACGGATTTCCTGATCGGTCTTTGCCGCCATATTCTCGTCTACCGCGGCAGCGCCAGCACTTTTGAACCGGGGCCGGGTTTCATCAAAAAAATCGGCATCGTCATCGACTTTCACGACATTTCGGCCGGTCGGGGCTTCCTTGTATCCTTTCGGGCCACCGTTGGCCTGAAATTCCTCCATGTTCTTCATGTGCTTCAGGACAAGGCGATTGGTGTAATCGTGGCCGAAATGCCCCGCTGCGCCACCAAAGATACCGACGATACCGCCGGCCATCAGGACATTCAGCGCGGATTCGTCCAGCGGGCGCGTCACCTGTCCTCCTGAGATGATGATCTCATCGATGATGTTTGAGGTGAAAGCGGGGAGCGCCGCGCGTGAGGCGCCTTGCAGAAAGCCAATGCCGGTTTTCAGTCGGCCAAGGGGAAACAGGAATTGCAGGGGATCGACGAAGGCGGCGCCGACCATGCCGAGAGCCGCCGCCCAGCCGTTCGACGCGATAATCTCCGCATCAAGCAGCTCGCCCTCGATCTGCCTGTCGGCGATCTGGATGGCAGTAAGCGATGTCAGCCCGGCATATACGACCGGATACGCATTGGCATATTGGCTAACTTGCCAGGGATCGACCGGCGGGCCTACGCGGGTTTGCTCTGCATTCTCAATGGCTTTCGAGAAAGCGAAATCCCGAATGGCCGACGAGAACATATTGTTCTGGTGGAGCGCCGCTTTGAATGCCAGGACCGGATTAAATTCGGGATCGCGAATAGAGATCGTAGATTGCGGAACGGGTCGCATTCGCGGAGACAGGTTCGGATTGAGCAGCAAGTCCTCAAAGCGAGCCGGGCGCGGCGTCGGCGCCGGAACAGACTTTGGATCAAAGCTGTCGCCAAGTTCCTCTTGCTCGATGGGAGGGACACCGGCCATTTAATTCTTCGGTCCTACGAGATCGGCATTGCTTACGTCATCGATGCCCGGTTCGAGCGGTGGGAATACATCCTGCGGCGACGGCAATTCATAGCCGAGTTGCGCGGCCTCTGTTTTCAGCATTGCCCAGAGCTGGGTTGCCTCATTGCTGAGAGCGGTGAAGAAGCCAACTTGCTCGGACATGAATGAGAAACCATGCTCTCTGAGCCGGTTGAAATATTCCTGCTGGAATATGAGGTCCTGAATGATAGGTATAGAGGTCGCCGCTTTTGCAGCATCAGCGGATTCTCTGATCATGTTTTGGATGGTCAGATCGGGGCCTTTGCCCTTCGCTATATCTTCAACATTCAATGGCTCATCAGCGCCGGCAATAAATTGGCCTTCGCTGGCAACAAATTTAGCGTAATTAAAAATGAAGTTTTTCTGCTCGCCGGGCGGTCCTTCCGTCAGCCATTTCCAACGGCCCGTTTCCTTATTATGTATCTTAAAAACATAGTTGCCATTGTTTACAGAAACGACTTCAAGCCGACCATCTCGGAGAAATTCATAGGGCTGGAAATGTTCGCCATCCCAGATGTTATTCGCCGTCTTAAAAGGCGCAAGCGCCCGCATGACACCGGATTCGAACACGATGGTCCGCGCGTATTTCATTCCCTCGACAACAGTGAAGTCGGCATGGTTTGTAAGCTCGCCAGGATTTTTGACAATCCGGCCCATGCCATTCGTCCATGTGACACCATACAGGCCAAGCTGTTTCATTCGGTCAGGCACTCTTTCGAGCGCGAGTTCCAGCGATTCCCTGTTTGCCGATGCTCCCATCATTTCTTGTAGAGCGATGGACATTATCGTTTCGCGATAGCCCGGCGGCAAAGTTTTATCGATACGATTGCCGTCAAGCATGGCATCAAAGAAATTGAATGTGGAATCGATGACATCGCTAAAGGCACCTAAAAAGCCGCTTTCTTCTTGAATACTGACAAGAGCCGCTTGGTCGGGAAAACTCAATCCGCCGTCGGCTTCATTGGTGTCGAATAGACCTTCAGAATCGATCCAGGCGTAAATGCCGAGAGCCGGATCAACACCTTCTGGAATTTGAATGTCGAGCGCAGTCAATCGATCAAGCACTCGTTCTTCAAAGGATTTGCCGGCAGGGTCATTAACGAGATGACGGAAATCGTCTGGGTTAGAAGAACCGCTCATCACTTGGCGCGCGACAACTTCATAGAACCCAATATTTTCCGATGGAAACTGCGCTTTGATTTCATTGGCGTTGGGATTGTCAATCCAAAGAGGGCCAATGACTTTACCCAGCCAAATTAATTCCTCGGCAGTTTTGTTTCTTGAGGCTAATTGCGCGGCAAAAGCTTTCGGCACACCGAGACGATTTATTTCCTTCCTAATTTCGAGGGCGTCTTGTTCTGTGCCATACATGACAATCCCGAGCTCTGGATCATCTTTTGTTCGCAGCTTGCCTTCTGCTATTTGATTATCAAAAACTGTTTCGCGAGCGGCTATAAGTTTCGGTGTCGGCGGGGCGGGACTGGGTGACGGATTAATCAATGCTTCAGCAATGACAAGCTGTGCTTCGGCGAGCTCATTCGTTTTGTCGGTGGCATTGTTAATAGCGTCAACTATTTTACGCATGATGTTTTGCGCTGCTGCAAAAAACAGGGGATCAGCAGAAACAGCGCGAGCCAAATCATCCGCAACTTCAGTCAAATATTTTGACAGAAACTCCTGATCGTTAGCGGCAACAGCGGCTTCAATTAGCGGCATGGCTCTCGCCAACTGCAAATTCATCGTCGCCACATCTTCAGTGCGCTTTTGGGCACGTTGGGCCTTGCGGGCCGTGGCCTCGGCCACATCAGATTGCGTCATCCGCTGGTGCATCATTACCAGATGATCGTTGACGCGAGCGCGCATAAGCTGATCTTGATTTCTCATGAAAGGCGCGCTGCCGTTTGCTACGGTCTGAAGAAATTCGATAACTTCGGCCTGGGTTTTCCCAGCATTAATCATCTGGCGCAACTGACTTCCGCCTTCCGCTTGGAGCGCCCGATATTTGAGGTTGTCGTAAAAGGCAACGCTCTGGGCTGTCGTATAGAGCCCTTCGGCCTGACCTTGCTTATGCTCGAAAATGATTTGAGCAATGACGCCTTCGCCGAGATTATCCGAAGGCGCGCTGCCGAGGCCCGTGGCCCTGGCGAACTCGGACAAATCCATACCCTCTATATCGTCGGGCAAGGTTTCAAGGCTCGCTATACCATTTTCAACATTTCGATAATGTTGATCGATACGAATATTATGATCGATTGTGATATCGGTGACACGTTGATTGCGCGAGATATTGAACTGATTTTGAGCGACTCGGGCGCGCCCGCCAGCAATTTGCTGATCGATCAAAAGTTCAGCCGCCGCCGCTATTTGTGGATCGACATTGCCGACTGTCGCATCTCTAAAAACCTGTGCCTCGTCCAAATATTTTTCGGTGTCGTTGAAATTGTCTTGCTCGATCTGCTGCAATTGATCACCGGCACGAATACGAAGGTTCGCGAGATACTGCTGCTTCGCCGTGGCGTTAAAATGGATATTAAATATCTGATCGCTGTCGGCTGGGCGAAGCTTGAGATCAGGATCATTGCCAGCTATCTCGCCAGCAGCGGCGCCTTTGCGTTTCAGCCTTTCTGCATTTTGCGCAAACAAATCTTGACTGATATTTGAGAGCGATACTCCAAGATTGGATATGGCCGCACTGGTGTTAGCGGGAGCAACCACGCCGGGGATGTTGAGAGATATCTTGCTCTCTACTCGATCACGCCGGCTCATCCTGTCGTCCTCTGCGTGCGTGCCGATTGAGCGGCTTTAAGGCCAATTTGCGCCGCCGTGCCGAACGCCTGTAACTGTGCGCCGCGAGCGCGATTGCTGGCGGAAGCCGCTGACAATCCAGTGGTTCTGATGCCTGCAGCAGCGTTTGCGCGAATGGTCAAAATGTCGCGTTCCAGATTGGCCTCCTGATCTTTCTTCAATGCCGCCGGTGTGCCGCCCAGGAAATTGCGAACTCCACTGGCGGCATTCAGTGCGAGATCAGCCTGAATGGCGCGATGGAACGCCCGGCGCCGCGCAGCCTCTTGATTGGCGGCCTCGGCACGAATTGCATTGGCTTTTTGCTCCTCCTGTTTACGCTGGAATTTGGCCTCATCGGAAGCGGATTTTGCGGAGGCGGCTTGCATGGCAATACCGACTGCAGCGATGATGATAGGAATTGCAGCGGCACCCATTAGAATACGACCTCTTTTTCCATACCAAGAATTGTGAGCGGCAGCGGTGCGTCCTGGGTAATAGTCACTTGCCCGAGTTTGTCAAAGCCGAGCTGGAAGAACTCGTAAATACCGGTTTTGGCCGGCGGGGCTGCGCTCAAATCATCGGTGGTGCTGTAGAGCGGAACGATCTCGGTGCCGACTGTCCATGTGTAGGAATCCAAGACATTGAAATTGATCCGCGAGACACGTTTCATTTCACCCATGATCGTACCGGACGACAGGGAGAACTCTGCCGGCAGGTCTTTCAGGACCGGAGCATAGTCGAAGCCGACGTCGATATCTGTATGCGCCTGAGTGGTGGTGATGGCAGCGGACGCGACGGTATAGGTTCCGCCATGCGTGGTGGCGGTATTGTCCAGCACATCGACGCTCTCACCTTCAAGATGCGACAGACCAGACCAAGCGGTTGTCGCCGCGGAGGTCAGATTGACATTGCAATCGAGCGTACTGGTGTAGTCAATTTTTTCCAGATAATAGACGGTCGTGGAATTGATGCTTCGCTCGACGCAAAGGAACATCTGATCTTTGATCTCGACGATTGAGATGAACTTGTCGCCTGAGCGCGTGATCCACTTCGTCCAGCCCGCAATGTTTTCGGAGCGCATCGTGTTGAGCTGCGCCATCTCGCCATCGGTGTTGATGATGTAGAGATATTGTTCGGGGTGATCGCTCGACCCCGACAAGGCTTCGCAATCCTTGGGAGTGCCGGTGATCCCTGGCACCAATTTCGAGAGCGATTCCGACGAATAGGCTTGCTCGATATCGGAGAAAAGGAACTCGCGCAAATGCTTGTTGGTACGATCTGGAAACAGCGTGACGCCATCCATTTTTCGCGGTGGCGTGTCTCCCATACCGAAACTAGTTTGCTCTTTGAAGGCAATATTGTTCGGAGTGAACGGCACGGCCTCGGTGGTCGGGATGTAAAACTCGGCCTCATTGGTGAATATTTGCAGATGGCGCGAGGATACCAAGTGCATGATCGTGTTGACTTGATCGCTGCCAATTGTCTGCTGGAAGCCCTCGGCGTCCAGCGCGGTGCCGAGCGAGAAGTTGAAGAAGGCGCCGATGTGCGAGCCGA